ATACCATGCTTGCCTGTCGCCCATACCCATTGATTTTCTTGTGTCCTTGGAAGTATCGTTATCTAACACCGTCTTTTGACCGTCCGGCATTTGAAGCGCTGATGGAGGATGTACGCGCAGGAAAGATCAACTGCATCGTGGTCAAAGATTTATCCCGTTTCGGGCGTAATTATCTGGAAACTGGCAACTATCTGGAACGCATTTTCCCGTATCTGGGCATTCGCTTTGTTGCAGTAAATGACAATTTTGATACGCTGACAGCGGAACGTTCCAGCGATGGTTATATCGTGCCGCTGAAAAATATCATGAACGCAGTTTACAGCAAAGATATTTCCCGAAAAATTTGCAGCGCACTGTCCGTGAAACAGCAAAACGGCGAATTTATCGGTTCATGGGCACCCTATGGATATAAAAGGTGCGCGGACGATTATCACAAGATTGAGCCGGATGAGGAGACTGCTCCTATCGTTCGTAAAATCTTTCAGATGCGGCGTGACGGCGTGGGTTATCTCATGATCGCAAGGGAGTTAAGTCGGCAAGGAATCCCCTCTCCGTCCAGGTATCATTATTTGAAGGGTGACACAAAATCGGAGCGGTCTGCAAATGCTCAATGGCACGTCCCAATGGTAGAAAAGATTCTTCAAAACGAGGTGTATTTGGGACATGTGGTGCAGGGGCGCCAGCGTTCGTCCTTTGGAGAAACACGGGGACATCGTGTTATGCCAAGGGATGAGTGGATTATTGTTCGCGATACGCATGAAGCACTGATCGACGAGCAGACTTTCCAAGTTGTCCAGCAGATGGCGGAGCAATGCCGTGCCACCCATCGTGAACACGCGGGACAGTATGAAGATCTTGGTACGATTCCTAATATTTTTCTGGGGCTGATTTTCTGCGCGTGCTGTAAGCGCACGATGATGCGTCAAAAAGCTACCTTTAAGGGAAAACGGTTGTTTTACACGTATGTCTGCCGCTCTCATATAGCCGATCCTGCGTCCTGCCCTACCAGAAGTTTTAATGAGAAGGAATTAAAAAAGGTGTTATGGGATGCGGTTCAACATGAGATTGCACTGGCAGCGGATTTAGAAAAGCTGGTGCAGGAATATAATAGCTCGCCCGAAGCAATCAGCCAAAATCGAGCTATAGAACGCGAAATGGCTTCCGCCGCACGGGCGCAGCAGCGTGCATCCATGCTTTATGACAGTTTGTATCAGAATTATGTCGAGAAACTGATGACGGAGCAGGAATACACCGACATGAAGCGCAAATATCAGGCTGATATAGAACAGGCGAAAGCACGTCTGGCCGAATTGGAACAGCAGAAACAGGATAGGTGCAGCCAGACTGCCCAAAACATTTGGCTGACGACGTTCAGCCGCTTTCAGGACGAAATGGAACTGACCGAGGAAATGACGCACGCATTGATTGAGCGTGTGGAAATCGGCGCAGGAAAGCAAATTTCCATTGTTTTGCGCTATCGGGACGAATACCACGCACTGACAGAGCTGCTGAATGCCAAAAGGCAGGTGCTGCCGGAATGAGCGGGTTTACCGTTGCAAAATATCTACGCATTTCCTCGGAAGACGCAGACCTGAATAAAACCGAAAAAGTGGAGTCAAACAGCATATCCAACCAGCGGAATCTATTGGATTCGTTTATATCCCGCACCCCGGATTTTTCCGGGGCTGCGGTAACAGAATTTTGTGACGACGGCTGGAGCGGCAAGAACTTTGAACGTCCTGCTTTTCAGGAAATGATAGCTCAGGCGCAGCAAGGTAAAATTCAATGCATTATTGTGAAAGATATGTCCCGTTTTGGGCGTGATTATCTCGTGGTTGGCAATTATATCTCGCGCGTGTTCCCCTTTCTGGGGGTACGGTTTATTGCTGTCAATGATGGACTTGACAGCATCCGGCAGGCAGATATAGACAGCCTTGATACTTCGTTCAAAGCGCTCCTGTATGACCTTTACAGCCGGGATTTATCCCGTAAGGTACGCAGCGCATTATTTTCCCGAGCAAAGCGCGGTGATTATGTTGCTGCTTTTGCCCCGTATGGTTATCAGAAAGACCCTGACGATAAGCACCATCTCATTGTAGACCCTCCGGCAGCAAAAATCGTCCGCCGCATCTTTCAAATGGTAGGCAGCGGTCAGACAACAATTCAAACTGCAAAAGTATTGAATACAGAAGCGGTTCCTACGCCTATGTGTTATAACAAGGATGCCGGTTCTTCCCTGCGCATTATAAGCTGCATTCATGACGTGAATTTCTGGACGCCTAATAGTATAATACGGATCATACGGAATGAATGCTATCTGGGGAAAATTGTTTATGGCAGAAGATTCCACGATGTCATAAGCAGCAGCCATTATATTTGCAACAAACGGTCGGATTGGATTGTTGTTGCGGATCAGCATCAGGGAATCGTTACGCAGGAGGAATTTGACCGTGCGCAGTCCGCTGTTCGGGCTTTCATGGAACACGGCAGGCGATCCGAGAACCCCAGAATTCTGAGCGGTAAAGTTCGTTGCGGTGTGTGCGGTCATATGATGTTGTGCGTCAGAACAAAACATACATATTATTGTTGCGGGACACCCTGCGTGACAAACCAATATGACTGTCCAAGAGAAAAAGTGTTGGAGCAGGATATCTTGGACGCCGTTTTAGAGGGGCTTCGTGCTCGGGCTGCCGTGGCGGTTGAAATGGCTCAGATTGCTTCTGAGTCCCAGAAAATCGAGCAGGCGGACATCCGCTCCAAACAAAAAGCCCTCCTAAAGATGAAAGAACGGCTTGAAAAGCAAGAACGTCAAATTAGAGGACTGTATGAAGCATTTGTTTTGGGTGAAATCAGCAAGGAGGAATACCTCTTTTCCAAGGCTGCGGCAACCAATCAGCGAGAAGAAACCGCCGAGCAAATCGTTCGATTAGAAGCGGAATTGACCGATATCAATTTTGAGAACTCTTCACCGAACGGTTTTGTCACAAACTTTCAAAAGTATAGCGCAGTTGAAGAAGTTACCGCCGAGCTTGCAGCAGAGGTTTTGCAGGAAATCCTTATTTATCCGGAACAGCGAATTGAAATCAAATGGCGCTATCAGGAGGACTTTGAGCAGTTTATATTGGGAAAGCATAGAGAGTAACCGCATCCGTTCACGAAATATTAACAATTATTTTTTAGTCCCCACTTGACATTGGCATATCAGGAGTGGTCAGAGATTCAAGGCGTGCCGCTTGATACCGTTTTCCGTAGAGTAACGAATGCGCTTGACGAGATCGATCACGAGATTGAGGATGAAGCTAATAATACTGATTTTTAATACTTATGAGAAAAGGCGCTGCCGGTACAGAAGAAGTTCTGTTTCTGGCAGCGCTTTTTTGTTATTTGTATAATCTTTAACTGGCTTGTGCATTCCGGATTATCAAAGAATTACCCGTTCGTGCGGTTTGATAAATGTTCTCACAAAGGTATTGTTTGGGAATGAATCGGAAATCTGTATTGGGATGGATCTTCATGTAACGGACGAGCTGGTTGTACAGATGATTGCCATCTATGGTTTCACCGGCAATTTTAGGATGCCGGGAATCCCAGGCGCGCAAATCCTCCACTCGTGAAACGTGGTCATCCGGGTCTGTGCCGATCAGGTAGACCAACTGTTTTCTTACGGCAGCGGCATAACAGGCGGCATTTTCGTACCGTGCCCGTTGTGTGGACGACGCGAAATTCCGATCCAGTTCGAACAGATCTGCCTTGCGGTCAACAATGACGTTGCTGACCGGAACGGTGTAGTCTCCCGCTGGAAAGGATGACGGCAGGAGAATCACTTGGTTTTCCGCGCACCAATCAACCATTGGAGACTCACGCTCCAGCGTGTCGGCGCAGAGCACCGGCAGCCCAGATAACTGCGCCAAAAGCATGGCGTGAAATCTGTCTTTTGTGCCGGCCTTCCAGCTTGTCGTGCCGATCCGGATATCGGCTGGTGTGATGTGGTAGGTACTTGCAGGATAACTGCGGCGCACCTGAAAGTACCCGTTGTAGAGATCAATATCAACCGTCAGATTGAATCCAACTGCGTCCAGTACGGTGGCAAGTGGTTGTTGTCGGCCATCATTCAATGCCCGTAAGGCGTATTGCAGGACGGCTTGTCCTGCTTGCGCATGGATGCGCCAGACAAGGGGCCATTTACCGCCTTGAAGGTAGAATGAATATGCATAGCCAACGCTGGGCCCGACCGCAATGTCAAAATACAGGACAACGTAGTCATCTTGCTTTTGAACATCCACGATATGGATTAAGTAGCGACCGGCACGCGGACGTGGTGGCTGATAGGGGGAACAATAGCTCATTTTTAACATCTCCTTTTTGTGTTGGGCATGGCATAAAACATTGCCTTTCCCGGATACCTATATTTTATGCAAAGGAGAGTCGCTGTGCGCATGAAATTTTCAGTCAACTTGTATCAGCCGTTGTGTATGGATAGCGTATTCTTGAAATTATAGTATCATCTATACTCGAATGCAGGGGCACAGGCAATCTAACACGCTGCCAGCTTCATATAAGATTCTTTCTGACGTTTTCTTTTGGCAAATTCGGATTCATAAGTAGTTGCATTTTGTCGCTTTTGGCTGTATAATAAATACAGAAATTGTGCCAAAGGAGAAAATGGGATGGCGGAGACAAATACAAACAATATTGGCTTTGAAAAACAAATCTGGGACGCGGCCTGTGTCCTTCGCGGCAACATGGATGCCTCGGAGTACAAGTCGGTTGTGCTTGGACTGATCTTTTTGAAGTACATTTCCGACCGCTTCGAGGCAAAATACAACGAGCTTGTGACCGAAGGGGATGGTTTTGAGGAAGATATTGACGAGTACACATCCGAAAATATCTTTTTTGTACCGGAGAACGCCCGGTGGGGTGTCATCTCCGCTGCCGCTCACACGGCTGAAATCGGCACAGTAATTGACAACGCCATGCGCAGCATTGAAAAGGAGAACAAAAAGCTGAAAGACGTCCTTCCCAAAAACTTTGCCCGTCCTGAGCTGGACAAACGGCGGCTGGGAGAGGTTGTTGATTTGTTTACCAATATACGGATGGTTGAGCAGGGAGACAGCAAGGATATTTTGGGGAATGCCTATCAATACTGCCTGCGAAAATTTGCGGAGCAGGAAGGGAAACTGGTTGGTGAGTTCTTTACGCCGGAATGCGTGGTAAAAACACTGGTAGAAGTGCTCCAGCCATTCAACGGGCGGGTGTATGAAATTAAGACTCGCTATTTGATACAAAATACTGCCGCATAGCCGTAGGGGTGTCGCGGTGTCGTTAGGGGTGTCGGTTTTGCAAGACCAACACATTTTTTATTTATGGGAGCAATTTTAGCTCCGACAGATTACATTAAAATGCTAAGAGAATAAGGAACGCCTCATTGCTGGCATCAAAACCAGTAGTGAGGCGTTTCTACATTTATGCGTCAGGCTTGAACTTCCTGACCGTTCTTAAAGGTGAAGCGGATGTCATCGGTGCTGTAGACCGTTGCGTAATCCACCATGCTGTTCCAGCACTCAAGGGTGAACTCCGTCAAGGTCTCCGGCATTTGCTTGAAGTCTGTGAGAAAATCATCCATGTTGGAGCTGGCAGTCTGCTTTTCTGCAATCTCGGCGGCAACTGCTTCCAGCCGGGTCTTGGCTCGTTCAAAGCGCTCGACCAAGCTCTCGTAGCGTTTCTGGTATTCGCTCTGGTCGAGGGCTACATGGGCATTCTCCCGAATGGCTTGCTGAACCATGTCGGAAACCACCTGCGTTTCTTCGAGGAGCTGTGTCTGTTCGGCTTCCAAGGCACTGGTGTCAAATAGGAAGGACTGCATCTCTCTGCCGTTGGCAATAACCGCGTCCTTGGTTTCCAGCAGCTTATTCGCTGCTGAAAGGAAGTGGCGCTGGATTTCTTCATCCGTCAGGTGAGGCGTCCTACAATGCAGATTACCTTCAAACTTATGATTGCACTGCCAGATGGTCTTGCGGTATTTACTGTTAGAATGCCAGACCTTTGAGCCGTACCAGCTTCCACATTCACCGCATTTGATTTTGCTGGAAAAAGAGTGGGCGCTGCTGTGGTAATTTTTGCCCTTGCCGCGTTTGGTCATTTCTCGCTGAACCATATCGAATACTTTCGGGTCAATGATGGCTTCGTGATTATCTTCGACGTAGTATTGAGGAATTTCACCCTCATTGACCTTCGTCTTTTTGGTCAGGAAATCGATGGTGTAGGACTTTTGCAGAAGCGCATCGCCCTTGTACTTCTCATTGCTGAGGATGCTGCGCACCGTGGAAATGCTCCATTTCTCTTTGCCGCCAGGTGTGGGGATTCCGTCAGCGGTCAGCTTTCTGGCAATCCTATGGTAGCTCATTCCCTGAAGGAACATACTGTAGATGCTCTTCACGATGATTGCCTGCTCTGGATTGACCACCAGATTTCCGTCTGGGCCACGGTCGTATCCGAGGAAGCGGTTGAATGGAACCGTGACTTTACCGTCTGCAAAACGCTTTCTCTGGCCCCATGTGCAGTTTTCAGAAATGCTGCGGCTTTCTTCCTGTGCCAATGAGGACATGATGGTCAGCAGTAATTCGCCCTTGCCATCGAATGTCCAGATATTTTCCTTCTCAAAATAGACCTCGACACCGGCTTCTTTGAGCTGGCGAATGGTGGTCAGGCTATCTACAGTGTTTCTTGCAAATCGGCTGACTGACTTGGTAACGATGAGGTCAATCCTACCGTCCAGCGCGTCGGAAATCATCTGCTTGAAGCCTTCACGGCGCTTGGTGCTGGTTCCGGTGATGCCTTCATCCGCCAATGTCAAGCACGGAACAAAAATAAAATGTAAATAAACTGTGAATGGCATCAAATTATGGCGAACGAATATGATTGTAAGAGCGACGGGTTAGCCTGGGTCAGCCTCAATCTTGAAACAGCCAGCACACTTGTCAATGACTTTTCAAACGCCTTGTGTCCTCCGGTGCGAAACTCCGCTTGCCGTCATCAACTCATGCAGTATCTCCGTAGCCGTCTGCGGTACAGTACCATCAGCACAAACCACCTCGACAAACTGATCTTCCAGCCAGCGCAGATAAGCATCCACCTTCATTAAATCCCGTCCCAGGCGGGAGAGGTCTGCCACCAGCAGGAGGTCAATTTCCCCAGCCGCCGCCGCGCCGGAAACCTCGGCCAGTCCCCGCCGGGAAAAGTCCAAGCCGCTGGCCTGTTCAGCAGTAGTGCCCACAATCTCAAACCCATTTACTTCTGCATACGCCTCCAAGCTGGCCTGCTGAACCGCCAGCGCATGGGCGTCAGGATGTGCGACCCTGCAATAAATCCAGGCTCTTTGTTTCTCCATCCTGTTGACCTCCTTGTAAATCAAGTATCAGCTTTTCCAGCTCATCCCGGTAATTCCAGACGGTTTCAATTCGCCCGCCGGGGAAGATACGAACCTCTTGCAAAACATCCGCCATGATTTCGCTGGTGATTTCTTCTACATCCAGATACTTCTTAAAGGCGGAAACGAAGCCATTTTGTAAACTGCCGTCCGCATTCATGTTGTCCAACGCGGCCTCCAGTTCGCTGATTTGGACGGCGGTTTCGTCTCGCTGTTTGACTGCGGCGGTTTTGGCGGTAAGATATTCCGCTTTGCTGATCTCACCCAGCGCAAAGGATTCATAGAGGCCGCTGATCTGCTGGGAAAGTCTCTGGTGTGTCTCCCGCAGTCCGGCAAGATTTTTCTTTACCGCGGCGGTATCTTTTTTCTGTTCGCGATGCCGTTCCTCCCACAACCGGCTCAATTCCACCGCCATTTGCGCCTGCACACGAAGCCCATCGGAAATGACTTCCAGAATGTCGGCCCCCTGCACCTGTTTGACACAGGCAAAGGAATCGTTGTATCGTGGGGTATAGCAGTAGAAATACATTTGCCTGCCCAGCTTGTAACTCATTGCGTGGCCGCAAACACCACACCGGACCTTGCCGCGCAGAGGCCAATCGCGCTTTTTCATCTCGCCACGTTCCACATACTTCCGCATGATGGCCTGGGCATCATCAAATTCTTCCCGTGTCACGATGCCTTCATGGGTATTCTCCACGGCGATCCAGTCCTCACGGCTGACCCTGACGGTGTGCGTGTGGCCTACCCTGTCCCGTATCCGTTTTCCGTAAATGTTTTTCCCAAGATAGCGTTCATCCCGGAGAATCTTTACGACGGCGCTGCCGGTCCAGAAGTTATCTTCCAAAAGGCTGGGCCAGCGTGTCCGGGAACAGCCAGCCGCCCGCTTATACAGCATGGGTGTTGGTACAGCTTCACGGTTCAGCAGCATGGCGATTTGCTCTGTATTCTGGCCGTCTGCCATCAAGTGGAAAATGCGCCGCACTGTCTCTGCTGCATCCGGGTCAATCGCAAGACGGTTTTTATTGTCCGGGTCCTTGACATAGCCATAGGGCGCGAACGGGGAAAGGAAGTCCCCACGTTGGGCGCGGAATTTCTTTGCGCTCCGCACCTTTCGGGAGAGGTCCCGGCTGTAAAGGTCATAAAGGAGGGTCTTGAAGGAGGTTTCCAGGCTGTCAATATCAGCGGGCCGGATGCTGTCAAAGCCATCGTTGACAGCGATAAACCGCACACCCAGGAAGGGGAACACGCAGGAAATGTAGTTGCCAACTGTAAGATAATCACGGCCAAAACGGGATAAATCCTTGACCACGATACATTGGATTTTCCCAGCCCGTGCTTGGGCAATCATCTCCTGGACAGCGGGACGTTCAAAGTTTTTGCCGCTCCATCCATCATCGCAGAACTCAATCACGCTGGTATCCGCCAATTCCGGGGTGCGGCTGATAAAGGCGTCCAGCAGATTTCTCTGGTTCGTGACGCTGTTGGATTCAATCTTTCCGCCTTTCCTTAAATCATCGTCCTCGGAGGACAGCCGGATATATTTGGCGGTGGTATCGCTCATGCGGACACCGCCTTCCCCTCCGCCGCCAGCAGTTGAACCAGAGCGTTGTATTCATCCCGGTAGCGCAGAGCGATCTTGATGTGGTTGTCCGCGTCAATCTCCACACGCTCAATCAGCGCGTGGGCCATGGCCTCCGTCAATGCCTGTTCTTCCTTGAATTGAGCGCAGGCGGTAAGCCAGGGATTTTCCGCGGCCTGCCGGCGTTCAGCGGCCTGCTGCTGTTCCAGTTCATTCAACCGGGCCTGTGCCCGCTCCATATCAGAGCGGTACTGCCGCTTCATTTCGGTGTATTCCCGCTCTGACATCAGCTTGTCGGCGTAATTCTGAAACAGGCTGTCATAAAGCATTTCCGCACGGCTGAGAGCCTGTTTTGCGGAGGTGATCTCACGCTTCAAGGATGCCTCATGGCTGATTGCTTTTGCTGATTTGCTATATTGCCGCACCAACTTGTCCAAATTGACCGCCAGCGCAATCTCCCGCTGCAACGTGTCCCAAAGAATTTCAATCAGCGCCGTTTCATGGAAATACTTTTTGGGGCAGGAGGATAATTCCGCCGTATGGGAAGGGCAGATGTAGACATAGTAGAGGTTTCGCCCCTTATTGGTAACGGACTTATACCGTACAAGAGGCCGCTTGCAGTCCGCGCAGTAGATCAGGCCCCGGAGAATATGGGGGATCGTTCCCAGACCGTCATGCCGCCCCAGCCGTTCCTTGTAGGCACTGCTGGCCTCCGCCGCCATCTGCTGAACGGTACGGAAGGTTTCTTCGTCCACCAGCGGCTCATGAGTATTGCGGACAATCATCCACTCGGATTCCGGCGCGCAGTAGGGTTTTCGCCCTTCGGAAAAACCGGACCGCTTGCGTCCTTGTATCATGTGCCCCAGGTAAACCTCGTTGGTCAGGATTTTCTTGACCGCATAGACGCTCCAAAGCGTATTGGCATAGCGTTCCGATTTCGCGTCACCTTTCAGATAGTGATACCGGGCAGGCGAAGGGATGCTCCGCTCGTTCAGCTTCCGGGTAATACTCTGGTAACTCAAACCGGAGAGCCGCCATTGAAACATTTCCCGCACCACTGGCGCAGTCTCTGCGTCCGGCTCGATCCGGTGGCGGTCATCAGGGCATTTCTGATAGCCATACGCCGCCCAGGTACCGATAAATTCCCCGTTCTGACGCTTGGTTGTCAGGGCTGGAAGAATCTTTCTGGATATATCCTTGCTGTAAACAGCGTTCATGATATTTTTCAACGGTACGATATAGCCATCCTGTGACCGTTCGGCGGTCAGCGTGTCAAAATGATCGTTGACCGCAATAAACCGCACCCCCAGGAGGGGAAAAAGACGCTCCAGATAGTTGCCGGTTTCCCGATAGTTGCGGCCAAATCTGGACAGGTCCTTGACCACGATGCAATCCACTTTCCCGGCCCGTACATCGTCCATCAGCCGTTCAAACTCCGGGCGGTCAAAGTTTGTCCCCGTCCGTCCGTTGTCGCAGTAGAGGTCATAGAACTGCATATCCGGCTGGCTGTCGATGTAGCTTTGAATCAATTCCCGCTGGGTGGCTATCGTGTCCGCTCCGGGTTTTCCGCTGTCCTCCACTGAAAGCCGGACATAGCCGCCCGCCTGATACATCCGCCGGGGTTGCGTTGCCGGGGCTGTTACCGGCAGAACAGGATTGACCTTGCGCTTCGTTCTCGCCATCTCAGACCGCCTCCCTTCCCGGAAGCATCTCTTTGGCTTTCAGAAGCAAATCCATCTGCCAGTGAAATTCATTGTGCCAGCGGTAGACGATTTCAACACGGTGTTCCCGGAAAATCAGGACGCGCTCAATCAGAGAAACGATTATGGTACGGTCCAGGGCGTCAATATTCTTATGCTTGCGAAACTGCTCCATCCAGCCCCGGCCCTGGTCGAAATTGCCCATTTCCCGGTTGATTTCCTCTTGAATGGCCTCGGCCTGTTCTTCCGCCTCAGCGCGGCGGCGGGAGTAGGTTTTGCGCAGGTTCTGATATTCCTCCTTGTCGATCACGCCGTCATGGAGGCTTTCGTATAAGGAGCGCAGGAGGGTTTGCCAGCGGTCAATTTCCGCCTGCTTTTTCTCCAGACGGTCCCGCAGCTTCCGCACACCTGCCTGCTGAAGCTGGGCGGTGTCCGTCAGCTCCAAAAGGTCGGAGAGGTCGATCACATCCTGGATGTGCTTTTTCAGCGCCTCCAGCACGATTTCGTCCAGCGCCTCGACCCGCAGGGAGTGAGCGAAACAGCTCTTTTCGTTCTTGTGGGCGGCGCAGACGTAGTACACATACTTCTTTTTGCCGGAAGATACCGTCTTTCGTATCATGGCTCCGCCGCATTCGCCGCAGCAGACCATGCCGGAGAACAACTCCACCGCCTTGCCGCTGACGCTGGTACGGGTGTCCATGGTAAGCACCCTCTGGACGCTCTCGAAGTCGTAGCGGTCAATAATGGCCTCGTGGCAGTTCTCCACTACCGCCCATTCCTCGCGGGGCTTGTAGACCAGCCGCTTGACCTTATAGCTGGGGGTAGTCACGCGCCCCTGCTCCAACACGCCGATATAGACCGGATTTTTCAGAATCCGCAGCACCATTTGTGCGTCCCAAACCGATTCTTCCTTTACACGGAAGGATGTGGAGTAGCGCATCCCCTGGGAACGCTTGTAGTCCATCGGTGTAAGGATGCCCGCCGCTGTAAGGCGGCCGGCAATATCGCCCGCGCTGACGCCCTCCAGCTTCCATTTGAACATATCCCGTACCACACCGGCGGCGTAGTCGTCCACAATCAGCCGGTGGTGATCTGACGGGTCTTTTTTGTAGCCGAAAACAGCAAAAGAGCCAATGAAATCTCCGCGCTGGCGTTTGATTTCAAGCTGGCTCCGTGTTTTCACCGAGGTGTCCCGGCAATATGCCTCGTTTATGAGGTTTTTGAACGGGATGACCAGCTCATCAGATTCCACGTTGCTGTGCAGGCTGTCATAGTTGTCGTTGATTGCGATAAAACGCACACCAAGGAAGGGAAATAACTGCTCCAGATATTCCCCCACGCCCAGGTGGTCCCTGCCGAAGCGGG